TCTACATGTCTGACCTTCTCGATACGATCTCGTAATGTATCTACAAAGGCACCAACGACTTGTTGTGACATTTCGTCGCCTAAATCATTATCAATAAAGTTTTCAATACCTGAACGAGTCAAGTATTTGAGTTTAATGTCTTGTTGTTTCTTTTCTTTAGCAATACGACGTAAAAATGCATACCACGTAATCTGTGTAAAGTACGCGAACGCATTTGGTTTACCGGTACGTGTAGCCGCAGAGATGTCGTAGTTCTCAATAGCTTTCAAGCAATTTTCAACCGCATCCATAACCATTTCTTCGCGATAAGTGTAGCGAATAAAATTAGACTTGTGAGACAAGCCTTCAGCGATTCTTAAAAAACACTGAGCAATATAATCTGGTACAACTGGAAGTCGTTCATCGTTTGCTTTCGCTTCGTTGATTTTACCAACATATTCGACTACGGCCTGAGAAAAATCGGCATTATTTACGTAATGAATTGCTGCTCTTTTTGATCGTGCCATAATAAACTACCTTTCAATAATATTATATCAAATCAATCAAGTATTGTACACATAAAAACTTTGATCTAAGTCCGAAATATTTTAGTGTACAAAGGCACTTTTAGGTGTTATAATAAACTATAGTTTAGTTGGAGAGGAGGTAGTACCCGGGCCAGGGGCTTCGTAGTAGTACTCTTCCGTATCACCTAATCTGTATTTATTACCACTTTCAACCTGATAGTAATCAGTTGATACCTTAAAATCAGGCATCGACGGATTCTCAGGTGTAAGAGAGTTATCATAGACTCTCATTCTATTATTAGGATATAAAGCGTATTGACCATTTTCAAGTTCAATCAAATTAAAAGACTTATGTTCTTCCGGCACTTCGGAAGTAGAATAGTCAACCTCATCGGCCTGCGCATGGTAGTTGTCGAGAGTACAGATATAGGTACCATACATATTCCCTTGGTCTCGAGTTCTGATCTCGAAATCCATAGATCCAATAAATTGTTTATAAATCGATGTAACACCATAATCCATACAATTCCAAAACTGAAGATTCGGCAATGTCAAATCCGGATCTGGCGTTTCTGGGCTCGAAACAAAGGCACTGATTGGTAACTTATCATAGAGAGCACCGTAATGAGGTAGATAAGTTTCGAAATAGAATGCGCGCCCGGGTATTGACTTTGCAGTTACCCAATGTCCTTCTACGAATTCTCCGTGACCTTCTTGATGGTCCATGAGATATTCTTTTCTGACGTATACTTTTTGATTCGGTAAATTTGTAATAAGAGTTGACATTAGTGTTTGGTATCCGTAGGTTTAAAGTGAATGATGTTGGGTTGATCTGAGTCCTGCATGAACTTTTTTTCACGAACTTTTTGATTAACGAGTTCGCGAATCTCTTCGTCTGTAAGCTCGTCCATTTGATTTACAATATCGTCAAGATTAAAATCTTTCTTTAACTCCTGTTGTTCTTGTACTTCTTTTACAGCATTGGCGAAATGTACAGCAAGTGTCTTTGAAGGAAGAGTCTCACTTATAATATGACCTATATTCAAAACACATAGCTCATCAAAATCATCTTGAAAAGATACCCATGGTCTAAATTGATAGTATCGAATATTATCTTCAAAGTCGTCAGCGGATATTACTCTAAGCGCTCTACGTACGACAAGTCCTGCGTCAGTGTCTTCCATAACTTCACAAATAATCTCATCATTATTCGTAAGCTTGAATTGTTTCAGGTTCATATGGATACCTCTACGGTTTGATAATCGAATTCTTCTTTCTGATAGATTTTCAGCCTTTCCCATGAATGTAGTAAACTAAAATTCTTTCGCTGTCCCCAGCTGAGATCATCAGAAATATCATATAGTTGAGTTACACGACCATCACTGCTTTTCCTAAGTCCTCTACCGATAGACTGAAGTACTCGTATCTGAGACTTCGAAGGAGAAGCAAAAATAATATTGTGTAGCTCCTTAATATTTATCCCTGTTGAAAAGGTACCCAGAGACGCTACTACAATTGCATCCTTTTGTTTTTCTACGATACCACGAATTGCTTCTCGATCTGATACATCTGTACCACCTGAAACAAAGAAGACTTTTCGATTCTCATCTGCTTTTTCTCGTATCAAATTAAACAATGGCTTACCGTGTTTCTCGACATAATTAAATAGAACAAGTGTATTACCTTTCATGTCAAGTGCTAGGTTTCTGATGAAGTTATTTCGTCTTTCGTGCTCAACGATAAATGCGATTTCGTCTTGATAGGTCTGTTTGCCGAATTCTTTCCTGACTTTCTCGTCATAATTAAGAACGAGTCTCCTGATTGATAGTTTTGCCAGAGTGTCGTTATCTTGTAATTGCTTTGTTGTTGTGACTCTGTAGGTTTTCCCGAATAAACCTTGTAAGACGAGTTCGTGGGTTTGTGATCCATCTAATGTTCCTGTTGTACCAAATCTAAATTCTGCTTCTGTGCATTTATTCATAATGTTCATCAATGACTTCGACTTAAAGCCATGACACTCGTCACCTATAACACAGCCAAACTGTTCGAACCATTGTTTCGGTAATTTATATACAGACTGCCAAGTTGTGATTACACATGCGGCATTAATGTTGTTTTTATCTTTACCCGAATAGATTCTATGCATTGCACCTTCAGACCATCCATACTCTATGAAGTCTGCATGCATCTGTTCTACAAGAGATGTGGTAGGCACGATAATCAGTACACGACCAGCTTTCGGATATGCAACACCGTCCGTAAGTAACTGCAACCAATAGCGAATAATATTATAGATTATGAAGGATTTTCCGGATCCTGTGGGTGAGAGGAGGATTCCTCTTTTTCGCGTAAGCGCTTCTCCCACGCATTGGTACTGATACTCGCGAAGAGTGTAAGGGGAATTAAGACGACTACAAAAATCGTCAAGATCTCGCTGAGTAATTCTGGTTCGGTCATCGGGCGCTCCATACTTAGTTCTCTCTGACTCTAGTATATATCCCCGTTTCTCGCAAAATTCACTTAAATGATAAAATAAACCTGCAGGTAATGTACGATCTCTTAACTGAAAGAGTCGTATCTTACCATCCCACATTCTATTACGATATGCAGGCATAAACTTGTAGCCAGGCACGTAGAAGCTGAAGAACTCATTGAGCTCTTGTGCCGCACCTGACTCACAGGTAATCTGAAAATTTGCGTGATCTAATTTCCGGACTCGAATTGTTTCCACTTGATTATATTACCGATAGTTTGATGTCGCCAGTTAAGGTTACTAATTATCTGTTCTAAAGTATCTATAACAGTCTTATAGTACTGTATTTTCTCTTCAGACTTCTGTATTTCTGGATCTGAGTCGTAGTAGTAATCCATTTCGCCTTTCAATATTTTCAGGCCATCAAATGGATCAGGATCCCATCCTTTTTCTACAACATCTTCTTGTGACATTTTACCATTATAATATAACCACTTCTCTTTTAACAAAACCTTTTGTTGAAACTCTGCTCGTTTGAGCTGTAGCTTTGTTGTTGAGAGAAGTTCCAAATACTTTGCATGCAGTAGAGGCGTCTCGCGAGAAGATTCATCAAGTTGCATTTTGATTTCGCTATCGCGAGACCACATGTCGTGTATTTGTTTTAAGTCAATCATAATAATATTATATCACAAAACGAAGTAAAAGTAAACAGTTAAAGTTCGAACTCCGCTGTTGGTGCTGTAAAGTTGGCAGTGTAGCGTGCATGACCTTTTGTGAATCTAAAGTCTTGCACATATCCACTGAACTGAGATGATGTAGAAAGTGTGTCGAGCGAAGTGTAGTATGAGGCAAGCGCAAGCCGACCTTGTGCATATGATATCGAATTATTCCACGTTGATCCGCCCTGTGTACCATTCACAAAGAGTTTATGGTCATTTCCACTTCTTGTTACAGCGACATGATACCAAGTATTCGCCACTGGTGCAGTAGTGTATGAGATTACATTTGCACCATTCACGTAATAGTACCAACCTGTGCCATTCAAGTAAAAGTGACCATTGTTTGTGCCAGATCCAACCCCTGCTCTACCAAAAGACCAAACAGTAGAAGATCCAACAGAAGCAGGACGGAACCAACCTTCTACTGTCCAATCCTCAGCTCCTAAATCATACCTCGGATCGTCATATCCAGCAGTAAATTCGATAGCATCAGTCGTCCCATCAAAATATACAGATGATGATGTAGTAAATTTTCTTGTTGAATTGTTTGTAGTTGTATTACCAACAAGCGTAAATACATTTCCAGCGGAAGCATCATACACATTTGCATCTGACTTGTTATTCATTAAAATTTTAGTATCTGAAATATGACTTAATGGTTCAGTTGGTGGAGTAAAGTCAGCAGTGTAAAGAGCTGATTCTACAATTCTAAAGTCAGACATATGTCCGTTAAAATATGAAGTACCACCACTGTACGGATTTCTACCTATTTCTAGTGTATTATCCATATCATCGGTTCGAACACCGTGATCAATAATATGTTCACCGTCTAGATAAACATCTACATTATTTGAACTATTTCTAACTACTGCGAAATGATGCCATCTATTACTGTGCCAAACATTATTGCTGGAAGACGTCTTTGTGTTTCCACCTGAGCCAACTCTACAAGTTACTTTTCCACTAGTATCAAGTATCAGATCATTGTCGTTACCATCTGATATATCTGACCAATGAAAGATTACTTGTGATGCAGTTGTTACAGTATAGAACCAGCCTTCTACAGTGAATTCTCCAGATGAAGTCATATTATCATCAACTATATAAATATAATCACCACTACCATCAAAATAAACAGAACCACTAACATCATCTGCAGTCCAAGGTGAATAATCATAAGGACCGAATGGTAAAGTTTGTGGG